GAGCAAATGGCTCAACTACAATATCAATTAGATATTAGAGTTACAGCTTTAGTTGGCTATCAAAGTACCTTAGAAGTGATTGAAGAACCTGTTTTAAATGGAAAAGGAGAAGAATAATGATGTGGATTAATTTATTTATGTGGGTAACGGCTATTATAGCTATAGCTTCACTTGTAGCTGCGGTTACACCAACTCCCCAAGGAGATAAATGGTTAGCTAAATTGTATAAACTAATAGATTTTTTAGCTTTAAATATTGGCAAGGCCAAGGATAAGTAATGAAGTGGTGGGGTAAATTAGTAGATAAAGTTACTGGCACTAAAAGAGTAAAAGTTAGAGCCAGAGATGAAGACGGTAAGTTTGTTGGTGATGACGAATCAACTCCAGACGTTAATGAAGCTTATACATCTTTAAAAGTATACGAAAGAGAATCTGCTATTAGGTTTGAGTATATTGAAAAAAGACTTGATGAAGGATCTGCTAAATTTAAAAGACTTGAAGCTCTTATATGGGGTATCTACCCTGTACTAATTACTTGTTTGGTTGCTACCAGGTACATCTAATGTATGAATACAATTGCAAGGTTGAAAAAGTTGTTGATGGAGATACCGTTGATGTTGTTTTGGATCTTGGCTTTGATATTCTTCATAAGTGTCGTGTTCGCTTATATGGTATTGATACTCCCGAGTCACGTACTCGTAACAAAGATGAGAAAGCTAGAGGAAAAATGGCTGGGGCTTTCTTAAAAGAAGCTATTGAGGACGGAGAAAAAGTAGTTATACAAACAAAGCTTAAGGATTCTAAAGGAAAATACGGCAGAGTCTTAGGTGATGTTGTCGTTGACAACAAAAACATTAATCAAATGATGATTAAATGCCACCTGGCGGTAGCCTATTATGGTCAATCAAAAGATGACGTAGAAGCTGAACACATGCATAACAGGGACATTCTTATTGAAAAAGGTCTACATACTCCGGTAGATTAATGGACCAAGCAGTTCAATTTATTAACGAAGTAGGCTTTCCAATAGCTGCTGCGTTAGGGCTGGGATTCTTTATTTGGAAACTAATTAACCGTATTATTGACGGTATGGAAACAAAGCTAGATGTTTTAGATGATAAGGTTGCAGATCAGATAGAACAGATGGAACAAAGACTGGGTACAAAGCTAGATTCACAACATGGGATCCTAGTTGCCCTAATAGATAGGGTCAGATCTCTTGATAACGAGATCATACGTCAGGACACGCTTATCAAAACAATCTTAGGAGTACCGCAGTTAATAGATAGTAATAAAATAGCAAAAGCAGATAGGGATGATCAACGTAAAGACTAATAACTGGGATAAATACTTAGCAAAAATAAGTTTTTTTATAGGTTTATTTATAGTATTACTTGTAGTAGTTCTACACCAAGTACAAGCAGATGAAATGACTCACAAGTTTAAGAATCCTAGCTTCTCAGGAGTTGGCACATCAAGTCATTACTTAACTATAGAAAACCAAGAGTTTAATAGAAAAGAATCTATACGAGAAGAAATCAAAGCATATACAGAGGACTTAGAAAGAGAAGCCGAGAACACTACGTTAGCTAGGTTTATACGTAACTTAGAGAGTAGAATATATGCACAACTAAGCAGACAGCTGGTTGATAGCTTGTTTGGTGAAACTGCATCTGATTTTGGTACTCTAGAATTAGAAGGTAACACTATAGAATATAGAGTAGAAGACGATAAGGTAACACTAATAATTACAGATGAAGAAGGCAATACAACAGAAATTACTGTACCTCTCGGTTCTTTTACTTTCTAGTTGTTCTTTAATTATACCGCCTCTAGATAACGGCATACCACCAGTTAGATCTATTGAATTAGCTCAAGTTGGTAGTTTGCTCACAAAATTATCAGAATCACCAGAACCCGAAAGAAAACCTGTAGTCGCTATATATGGTAAATCTTTCAAAGATGATACAGGACAGCGCAGATCTAATAGTCAGTACGCTAGTTTTAGTACGGCAATAACACAATCTCCTGATGCGTATCTAATTAGGGCCTTAAAACATTCAAATGTCTTTGATGTGGTGGAAAGAAAAGGTTTAGATAATTTAACAAAAGAAAGACAATTAATACGTACAACTAGAGAATCATTTGATGAAAAACAAAAAGTTAAACCGTTGCTTTTTGCTGGTCTTATTATGGAAGGGGGTGTAATAGGTTATGAAACTAATATAAAATCAGGTGGTGCTGGTGCTAGATATTTAGGTATTGGAGCCTCTAAGGAGTATAGACAAGACTCTGTAACAATTTCTTTGCGTACCGTATCTGTTAGTACAGGGAAAATATTATTAGAAGTGCTAGTTTCTAAGTCAATATTAAGTGCTGCTGTCTCTTCTGATGTGTTCAAATTTTATTCAAATAATACCGAATTAGTTGAAATTGAGAGCGGTATGGTAGAGAATGAGTCTATAAATATTGCTTTACAGATGGCTATCGAGACGGCTGTCTTACAAACAATAGAGGAAGGATATGAACAAGGCTATTGGAAGAAAAAGAACGGTAATTAGCTTATTGTTTTTAATTATATCTTTGAATGTGGTGACAGCAGACAACGAGGTATATATAACGCAATCAGGTGCAACGTCTAACTTAGATATAGAACAAGTTGGTGGTAGTGGTAACATTATTGGGGGATCGGATGCTGCGGCAGGACCCTCTAATATGACACCATTAGATTTAGATGGTGCAACTATGACCTTAGATATATTGCAAAAAGGTAATACAAATAAATTTCTTGGTGATATATGGGCCGATACTTATACAGGCTACTTCTCATTTATTGGTGATACCAACACTTTTAATATGTCTACAGATGAAACAAATGCAACCGGAGCTGATGGCTCTAACGTGAATGTCCAGGTTACGGGTAGTACGAACACTATGACTTTGAATCATGCTATGACTGCACTAGCAGCAAATTTAGATTTAGATTGGATCGTACAGGGTTCAGGAAACACAATAACATCATCTATAGATGTGGATGGCGCAACTAACTATATGGATATTGATGGTAATGATAATACCGTTACCTATGATGGAGATGGTTATGCTGGTGGATATTTTTACCTAGATCATACAGGGGCATCAAGAACATTTAATATAGATCAGGAGTCTACATCTGATAATGACTGGCTTAAAATTACATCTGCTGGCTCTAATGGTACTGTTTGCGTTACTCAGTCAGACGCAACAACTTCATTCGTCTGTTGATATAGGATCTATATCTGAGCTTAGAGGCAACGCACAAATTCTCAGAGACAAAACTTACGGGGCTGAATTACAATTTGATATTCAACAAATGGATGATGTCCGTACAGAAGCGGGCAGAGTTGCCATAACATTTGAAGATAGCTCTAAAGTCAAATTAACCGAACATTCCAAACTGGTTATAGACGAATACATATACGATCCTGATCCATCTAAATCAAAGATGGCACTTAAATTTGCTAGTGGTACTGCAAGATTCATTACAGGTAAATTTAATAACAAAAGTAATATATCTATACGCACACCTACCGCAGATATAGCTATTAGAGGTACAGACTTTACTTGTACGGTAGATGAATTAGGCAGATCTCTTGTCATACTATTACCAGACGAAAACGGTATATCTAGTGGAGAAATTATAGTATCTACCGGTATGGGTAGCGTGACACTAAACAAACCTTATCAAGCAACTACGGTATCTGTTTTTGAAAACAATCCTACAGCACCTGTAGAGCTAGATATTACATTAGATCTAATAGACAACATGCTTATTGTTAATCCTCCCGAACAAACACAAGAATCTTTGGAGCAAACACAAACGCAAACTTCCGCAGATTACTTAGACTTTAATGATCTTGATATAGACTTTCTTAACGAAGATTTTTTAGATGCAGAAGAAGAATTAGAGTTTACAGAATTAGATGTAAATTATTTAGATGTTAATTTTCTTGAAGATCTACTTAATGTTCTGGATGCACTAGCTATAACAAAAGAAGAAGACTCTTTGAAGCAAGGTGGTGTTGGTATACGTATTGTTGGTACAGAAATAGGACAAGATAAAGATACTCAGATAACTACAATCATATCTGGTCAAAACATAAGTCTAACAAGAACCGTTAGTCAAAGTGCTAAATTAGATTTAGATGGATCTGATAGTTATACAATTATACTTATACAAGATGGAGTAACTAATACGGTTAAAATAAATGGTGGATCTTCAACTACAATAAAAATTAAACAAGGGTCAGGATGAAAAAAACAATAATATTTGTAAGTTTATTTATATTGCTTGGTGCAGCTTATTATTTTCAACCTACGGCTTATGAAATATTAAAGTTAAAAACTTTTGATTCGTTGGTAACAGACAAGCAACCTTCAGGTAATTTTGTAATTCTTAATATAAATGAGAGTGATATTACTAATGAAGGGGGCTATCCTTTGTCTAGGCAAACATTAGCTCAAATACACATTAATTTATTAAGAAAAGGTGCTTTAGGTGTAGGGTGGGTTATAGCCTTTCCACAACCAGACAGATTTGGTGGTGATTTTGAATTTACAGAAGCTTTAGGTTTTTCTCCAAGTGTTATTGCTATGTTTGAGGGAAAGGGTGATTATCCACCTACTTCTGGGACAGTTATTCTGGGACCAGAGAGCGGAGGCATTATGTCTGAAGGTGTAATACAAAATATAGATATTTTAAAAGCCAACGCTAGTCAGGGTTTAGCAGTAGCCAGGACAGATGTAGATAATTTGGTTCGTAGACTACCTCTTTTAATGCGTACACCTGACGGTTGGGTATCAACATACGGTACAGAAGTTTTAAAAATTTTAACTGGAGCTGATACTTACATTATAAAAACAAATGATAATGGTCTAGAAGAAGTAAGGGTAAAAGGGTTGCCTTCAGTACCAGTAGATTCATTAGGTCGTAAATGGGTAAGTTGGGTTAACACACCACAAACTAATCTTGCTGAAATGGATGTAGAAAATAAATTTGTTTTTGTAGGGTTTACAGCAAAAGGGATTATGCCTCAAATTGCCACACCCGCAGGTTTGTTAGAACCGCACAAAATACAAGCAGCATTAGCAGAAAGTATATTGATACAAGATAGCCCTTACATACCTGATTATGCACTTGCTTTAGAAATATTAATTTTTTTGTTTTCTGTAGTGTTTGTTTGGCTTGCTCTGAATGTTTTTGGTATAACCGCTGGTATATCATTCTTTGGTGTAGTTTTTGCGTCTACGGCCTTTTTTGGCGTTTATACAATACAAAAGGGAGTATTGATTGATGTCACTTGGAGTTTAATATCTCAGTTTATTACTGCAAGTGTTGCTTTTTACATAAGATTCAGAGAACAATACAAATTAAGACAACAGATTAAAAAACAATTTGAGCATTACTTAGATCCTAGACAGGTGAAGGCTTTGCAATCTAATCCGAGTCTACTAAAGTTAGGTGGTGAAAAAAAAAGATGTACTTTTTTATTTACTGATGTTCGTGGATTTACTGCTATGAGTGAAAGTATGGAACCTGAACAAGTAACTCAAATTATGAACAAAGCTCTTACAATTCAATCAGATGCGGTTAAAAAGTATGGAGGTATGGTAGATAAGTATATAGGTGATGCCATGATGGCTATATTTAATGCACCTTTAGATTTAGATAATCATGAGCAAGCTGCCGTTATGTGTGCTAAAGAAATACAAGATAACTTTAGATCTTCTGATGTTGGAGTTGAAATAGGTGTAGGTGTTAATACTGGTGAAGCTGTAATTGGGAACTGTGGGTCATCTACTAGATTTGATTATACGGCTATTGGATCTGCTGTAAATATAGCTGCTAGATGCGAATCTAGTTGTAAAACTGTAGGCAAAGATTTAATAATTGCAGAGGAAACTGCAAAAAATTGTGGTTTTGAGCTAAAATCATTAAAACCAATAGAAGTTAAAGGTATTAGTAAACCTTTAAAAATATTTACTTTGGAGGATATATGAAAGCACTACTTAAAAATTTAGTTGGATCAGTAGCACCAACCTTAGGTACAGCACTAGGAGGCCCTATGGGTGGTATGGCTGCAAACATGATCGCAGATGTATTGGGTTGTAAAAACGAACCCAAAGAAATACAAAAAGCTTTAGATAATGCAACACCCGAACAGATGCTTGAGTTAAAAAAAGCTGAAGCTGATTTTGAAGTTAAGATGAAAGAGCTAGAGGTGGATGTATTTAAACTAGAAGTACAAGATACACAAAACGCTAGACAAACTTTTTCTAAAGATTGGACCGCTAGGATTATAGGTATATTTGTAGTAGGTGGTTTTATGGGATACATATTCTTAGTAACTATTCAACCTCCAGAACAAAACTCAGAGGCTTTAATTAATTTAGTACTCGGATACTTAGGTGGCCTAGCTTCAGCAATTATTAGTTTTTATTTTGGTGCTTCTAATACACCAGGAAAGGACGACTAAAATGAACATATCTGAAGAAGGTATATCTTTAATTAAAAACTACGAAGGATGTAAGCTAGAGGCTTATCAGGATTCTGTAGGGGTTTGGACTATTGGCTTTGGGCATACAAAAGATGTAAAAGATGGCGACCAAATTAACCAAGACGAAGCTGAACATTTATTAAAAGAAGAAATGCCTGAGTATGAAGGTTATATTAACGATATGATTAAGGTGCCGTTAGATCAATGTCAGTTTGATGCGTTAGTTTGTTGGGTATACAACTTAGGACCAACTAATTTAAAAGAATCTACTTTATTACGTATTCTAAATGAGGGAGATTATGGTGGCGTACCAGAACAAATAAAACGCTGGAACAAGGCTGGTGGTGTTATTTTAGGTGGATTGGTTAAACGTAGAGAAGCTGAAGCTAATTTGTTTGAAGGTAAGGAATGGAGCAAGGTTTAAATGGCACTACAAAAAACAATATTCAGACCAGGTATTTATAGAGAAGGTACCGACTATGATAATGAAGGCGGTTGGTTTGATTGCAATTTAGTACGGTTTAGAAAAGGTAGACCAGAAAAATTTGGAGGGTGGAATAAACTTACAAGTAATACTTATTTAGGTACAGCTAGAGCTTTACATCCTTGGGTATCTTTAGGGGGTACAAAATATCTTGGGATAGGTACTCATTTAAAATACTATATTGAAGCTGGTGGCGTTTTTAATGATGTAACTCCGATAAGAAGCACGACTTCTGCTGGTGACGTAACATTTTCTGCAACTAATGGAGATGCAACAATTACCGTTGCAGATACAGCTCATGGGGCAGTTCAAAATGATTTTGTTACTTTTTCTGGAGCGTCTAGTTTAGGGGGAAATATAACAGCGTTAGTTTTAAATCAAGAATATCAAATAGCAACTATAGTTAATGCAAACAGTTATACGGTAGAAGCAAAAGACACTTCAGGAACAACGGTTACTGCAAATGCTTCTGACAGCGGTAACGGAGGATCCTCCGTTGTTGGCACTTATCAAATAAGTGTAGGGCTAGATGTTTACGTTGCTGGTACAGGTTGGGGTATAAATGGTTGGGGCGCAGGAACGTTTGGATCATCAAGTGCTTTAAGCTTAACTAACCAATTAAGATTGTGGACACATGATAATTTTGGAGAAGATTTGATTATAAATCCACGCGCAGGTGGTATTTATAAATGGGTAGAAAATAATGGAGTAGGGACAAGAGCTGTTGAACTTTCTGGAATTACTGGAGCTAATCAAATTCCAACCGTAGGTTTGCAAGTTATTACTTCAGAAAAAGACAGGCACTTGATAGTCTTAGGTGCAGATCCTGTATCAGGAACTTCTAGAACAGGTACGGTTGATCCTATGCTAATAGCGTTTAGCGATCAAGAAAATGAATTAGAATTTGAACCCACTAATACAAATACTGCTGGTTCGTTACGTTTATCTTCAGGATCTTCAATAATTGGTGCTGTTAAATCAAGACAGGAAATAATGGTTTGGACCGATACTGCTCTTTACAGTATGCAATTTATTGGTCCTCCATTTACTTTTGCAGTTAACTTAATTAACGAAGGTATAGGTTTAGTTGGACCTAAAGCAGCAATTACCGCACCTCAAGGTATCTATTGGATGAGCTACAATAATTTTTATGTTTACAACGGTAGTGTTCAAACTATTCCTTGTACCGTTCATAATTATGTTTTTGGTGATATTAATTTAGGACAATCTTTTAAATTTCATGCGTTCACTATTTCAGATAAAAATGAAGTTGGATGGTTCTATTGTTCGGCTGATTCTACAGAAGTAGATAGATATGTTATTTATAATTATATAGAAAACCTATGGATTTATGGTTCTTTAACAAGAACAGCTTGGTTAGATGCAGGTATTGTTAATTATCCAAGAGCTGTAAATGGAGGTTACTTATATCAACAAGAAAATGGTTTTAATGATGATGGATCGCCTATGACTAATGTTTTTATAGAAAGTTCTGATTTTGATATAGGTGATGGTGAACAATTTACCTTTATAAGAAGGATCATTCCAGATTTTAAATTCTTACAAAACAACAATGCAGGTAATGTAAATATAGTTGTTAAAACAAGAAACTTTCCAGGAGATTCTTTAACTACAAATTCTACAAATGCAATAACTGAAACAACTACACAAGCTTATGTCAGGGGCAGAGCAAGACAAATGGTTTTAAGATTTGAATCTGATGATGATGCAACAGATAATGGCAATTTAGATATTGGATGGAGATTAGGAGCTACTAGAATAGATACAAGGCCTGACGGCAAAAGATGAGCAAAATATTACAAAGTCAGCTACCTATTGCTACAGGAGATGTTAGCCCAGAAACTTTTAACAGGTTAGTAAGAATATTAGAAATTAACTTAGGTGCTGTAGATCCAGATCAAACCAGACAAGTTAATGACGCAGACAAAACAACTCTTAATTTTTTAGCCGGATCTATTATATGGAACACCACTTTAGGTGTTTTACAGGTCTATACTGGTAACAAATGGGTAGATATAGGCGAAAGAACAAATGACCTTGGTTTTGAAATGACTGCCTCTGTTGGTAAAGTTGATGTAAAAACAAATGGTGATATAACAATTAATGTCTGAAACAGCACAATTACAGGAATATCAAACTAAAAACATACTTTTAGAACATCCTGCTGATTGGTATATAGATAAAGGTACATTTGATGCGGTTAAAAACTCTTTACCAAATATAATAGATTTTTACGAAAACAAAGGTAATTACGATCCGTCCCAGAACGAATTACATAAAGTTATAAAAGAACCCTTAAAAGACGTATATACGGTTCCATTCTTTTCTGAAAAGTTTTGTTCCATACTTTTAGATGAAATGCGTAATTTAGAAGATTATTATGGGTTTGTTCCTAATCCAGATGAGGATGTATTAAGACAAATACCTGAAATAACCTTCCAAGATAATTGTCCAAAAATATATAACTCTTTGTTCCAAACAATATATACTATAGGTAATCCGATATTTTTAAGTATTTGGAATAGGCACGTAAATGGTGGCGGAATTCAAATAGCTAATTATAATTTAAAGGATAAAAAACAGGGTGCTTGGCATCATGATGCAAGTGCCGACATTAGTATGGTTGTCCCCCTAAATACGGGTGATTATGAAGGGGGAGGAACTGAGTTTTTAAATCGTGGAGTTGTAGAACCATTACCTACAGGCCACGCTCTAATATTTCCGAGCTTTACTCATATGCATAGGGGCTTATCAGTAAAATCAGGAAATAGGTACTTACTTGTATTTTGGTTAAAATGTATGGAAGAATAGGGTAGAATTTAAAAATGGCTATAGTAGATAACTCAGGAACAGGTTTAGCGGCCCTGGGGCGTAACGAAGACCGCTTTATGGCTCATGTTGCACCAGGCGAAATGGTGGTCCCACCAGTCATATCTGACAAGACAAGATCAATAATTAGAAAGGAGATGGCCGCTGTAGGTTTAGATCCTAACGAATATGTTGTTGGTGAGGGTATGTCTATCAACCCTATTACAGGACAGGCAGAGTTCGGTTTTTTAAAAAAGGTAGCTAAAAGTGTTAAAAAGGTAGTTAAAAAGGTTGCACCTATTGCAGCTGTCATACCTGGTCCTTGGCAACCGTTTGCTGCTGTATACCAAAAGGGTGCCGCAGCCCTCAAACTAGCCAAAGGTGAAGGTGGCCTTGGTGAGATCATGACTCTAGCCGCTGGTGGCAATCAAGCTCTTACAGGCAAGGGTGGCGCTTTTA